ACACACAACTATGTGCACGGCTGCATCCTCCATAGGGATGGACCCCATGTCACTACGCAACGTACCATGTCAATAAGCCGCTACTCAGACACTTTACGTGGACGCTGTCGCTCCGTTGACATGGAAGGTTATGGGTGCCTTCTCAGCCGATTTTAGTCCTTTCCGCAGGTGTTTCGGTTCACCTGCGACCAAATATCTTGACTAAGCTCCAAGTTTCGGCTCACGCCTAATCCCTGTTGCCCAATGTTGGAATTGCTTTCGCTTTCCTCCAACCTAATCACATTAAACTTTCTTTAATCGCTTGCGCTTTCTTTAATCGCCTAACATTTTCAGCTAGAACCAACATCTTTACATGTTTTATTTGAATATCACCCAATTAAGGGCGCTACCACTTGCATCTTTAAAAGGTAGACTTTAGTAGAAGTCATTAGGAACCTTAAACTCTTCTGGTTTGGTTTACCCCAATTTATAGTCTTGGAAGACTTAATCAAGGATCTATGACTTGACCGCTTGCTTCGCCGCCTTCTTAGGCGCCTTCTTCGGTGTCGCTATTTTATTAGCCACCGCGCCGAAAAGTTCGCCAGCTGCCACACCGGTTGGACCAAATTCCATACCTATAATGGGAGCTGCCGTTCCTACGGCCTTAAGAACCTTTCGCCACCACTCCCCGCCAGGATTCATGGTCACAGGCACCCCAGGAGGGAGCTTGTTTTGCACGAGACTGACAAGTTGTGTTAACTTAGGATTCTCAGGTGGTGACATTTTAGCTAGTGAAACCAAACTAGACGCTTCGGAAGACGGTACTGTAGAAACAATATATCTTGCTCTGATTTTAAGAGACGTTTGAGGTGGTAACCCTGCAAAATACGTACCAACAATATCGAAGTCACCAGTCACCAGAGGGTAGGAAGCAGTATCCAACCCGAACATTGCCGAGGAAGTAAAAGAATTTGGTGACGTACTGGACGGAAAAACCGGAGCCATCGACAACAAAGGCGTCTCGGAAGCCTTGTAGTCTGAAACAGCATCTTGAATACAATGCTGTTGATACGTGCCATTCTTTGCCTCATCAATAACCGAATCAGGGTACTGTGTCGCAAAACTCTCTGTTGAGGGTAGTGGCGGAAATACTATTGTGTATCTTGTAGCGTAATTGCCCAAAGTGTCAACTAAAGCCAGATTACACCTTCTACACTGAGTGGGAACCCTATAACGAACTAACGAACCACCCATATACAAATCAGGAGTCACATTATACACTTCATAGCCTATAGCCAAGATCTCATAGAAAGGTCTCAACTGTGAGGTGTTTGAAGTGGAATATATGAACTGATCGCACGTGAGTGATATTGGGTTAGCAACAAGCCCCGCAGTTGAAATAGTCGCTATTCCAGCATTGGCTGCAAACATTGTGATGCCACCCATATTAAACGCTCCAGTACCGTTGGTCAACTCAAACCCACTATCATAAGAACTATGAAATTGAGCATTGGTGATCCACGGAAGTGAAACCAAATTAAGGTCCCAATTCTGTGTTTGATTGAGTAAAGGAAAGTCTGCTATAGATACATTTCGCTCTGTATTGTAGACAATAGTGTTTTGCAACTGTTTCGCCATTGAGGGCCTGCCATCAACGCTATAAGGCGTATCGTGGAAGATGTCTGTGCAAGCTATAAAGTAAGCTCGCTCAGCCGGAGTCAATTTTGAGAAATATTTATCGAATTTATCCATAGTATAACAAATGAAGGAAGAACAAAATTTATCGCTAAATTTTGTCCCACCACCCACATCCTATACTACTTCGTTAAATCCTCTGGAAAGTCAAATAAGATTCAATGAGCGCAAGACTCTCAGGACAGTGTCGTAACTCCTGCTTGATAGCATAAGTTATTTCAGCATCTAGATAACCTCGTTTAACAAAGAATCTTAAAAGCATCTTTACAGGATCCATTGGTACAGCTAGGCCCGACTCGAATTTCTTAGAACAAAATTCAAAGCTTGATTGACTACTTACGGAATCTTTCAAAATAAAACCTAACTTAGCATACGCCTCAACTGGATCAACTCCACCATAATCACCCTCAACACAATCGTCACCCATTGACATTGCCTCGGTATCACCGATAGCTTTGTAACGAGCACCAATTCTGATGCGGGAATTAGTTGGAGAAGTTCTATATGAACCGCTTGCTATGACCCCAGAAAATGATTGCGCATAAAGCTCCCCATTAGATAATGCTACCACCTTATTCGTCAAAAGATGATTTACATTATTTAAAAAGGTTGCAAACACGCTATAACCTTCTTGGCCACTTACCAATTTAAGACGAACATCCCTATCAAAGTCGATATGAGCGCCATTGACAGTCCAATCCCAGCCCGACATATCCGTCGAGTTGCATAAACCATGCCGGGAAGCATAGTCTATTAGTGAACGTGACATCTCGTCTGTGAACCCCAAGCCAGGCTTAGAGGGTATGCGCTCCCAATTAGCTATTTCTAACTTATTTTGAGCAGCACAACACAAACGTTCCATCAAATTTACAAGGATAGGAACACTAAATATAAGCCGATAACGTGACTTATCAACTTTTTCTTTAGTATGCAGTTCATCTTTTATGAACAAATGACTGACAACCCCCAACTTTAAGAAAACCTCCTCCGCGCTTAACGTTGTTATATTATCACTTGCAAGAATCTTAAAGAATTCCCACGCATGATCATACAACTCAGCCAAGCCCGTTGGGCTTTCAAACAACTCCCCCATGGTCTTAAAACGTGAGTTATAAGGCCATCCGGGCGTCGAATGGTTAGGTACGTCATAAAGAGTTTGTTCAAGGGCCTTATCAAACGCACTACGAGTTGGATCTTTAAACAAATCAGGTATATCTGCTGCAGGATACAACGATGCCACCCTTTCTACATCCGCAGATGTATATTCGATGTGAACATCATGGTTATACCTTGAAGCCTGATATGCGAAACTTGCTTTCTCATAGCGCGCCCCTTTAGCTGGTAAGTAAAACTCACCAGCCCGTTGGGCAACGCACTCCGGGACCTGGATACCATTTTCGTTGAGATATACATCACAACTAACTGGCTCCCTGTCCTTGGTGAAGGATTTAGGCATTCTGCCTATTTTCCTCCACTCGGAGATTCCGCTGTTTTCAATTTGGCCGGGGGTGTAGTATCTGCCACAATAGTCAAAGAGGGTTTTTGCGAACCCTTTAAGACTTGTTGTTGCAGATTGCTCCACTCCTGAAAAGTCGGCCATCGGGGCTGTGGGCAAGTTTCCACTTTCATGGTCTTCTTGTCCACCCAAAAGAACATTGGCTTGTCCTTCTTCACCTCCAAACTCAGCATTTTCGCATTGTCTAGTATAAAGGGACTCACCTTTGTGTTTTTGAGCCCAGACTCCCTCTGGGCCGACTCTTTTACCGGTTTCGCGGTCTCGCTCTTAGCGACAACCGTGGTTTCCAACTTAGTCTCTTTGTTCTTAGTTGGTTTAGCAGATTTTCCATCAACCTGCTTACCGATCTTATTTTCCTTTGGCACCACCCCACAATTCGCACAGTGGCCTCGCACTAAGGGCTGTTGGCTCTCTTCATCATAGTCATAGTTGTCAGCAGAATAGAGAAACAAGGAGTCTTCATAACCCCCATGTTTACCCTTTTTCGATCCCCTACCAATGCGCAACCTTCCTGCTTTAAGCATAGAAAGCGTCACATCGCCAGGAAGCGAAATTTCCACTAACTCCCCACCATAATGAATAAAGTCACCAGCTCTGGCCTCATTCACTTCGTCCTCATCATATTCGATCTGTTGCCCATCTTCCAATGGGTCAGTCTCCTTGGTGAGCGCTAATGACTTCGGGTTTGCCCTACTTTTGCGAGTCGCTAAACTCGCAGGATAATAATAGTTTAAACCGTCCATCGGTCGCGCACCGAGATGAGTTCCCAAATACTCCAAAGATCCATTATAAGTAACCAACATCGGAGAACCAGAAAAGCCCTCTGTAGTACTCGCTGTGTGAGTAAACATCGTGCTAATATGGTCCTTGTCTGTCGGAGCTAACAATTTCTTCTCCGTTGTACCTGAGGACTCAGCCCAGTTGCCTTGGGTTGTACGTGTGTAGATCGTAAAACGACGAGATGAAAAACTATTCCATCTTGTCATCGGTAAGACCTTCACGCGCAATTGCGCAGCTAACCCCGGAACTACAGGGATCATAACGAAATCACCGTTCTCAACTCTAAACATTGTCCTACTAGCATCTTGCCACCGACTAGCAGTAAGCAATTTGCCATCCAACATGAAGTGTGTGGTATGAGACCACACATGCCACGCTGTAGCAAGCCATTGAGTATTATCAAAAGCGATGATAGCGCCACATCCCACCTGTCCCGTGGAACTACTACAAACCACTACACACCGTTGTGCCATAGTGCTCTTGTAAATAGTGCTACCATTTACAGCCATTTCCTCGTGATTTAATGCCACTGGCCGTTTTACAGCATCAAACCTACCCCCCTTTTTCGTAAACCAGTAGTCTCTGCCATCAGCGTCAACATACTTATGGTATGTCTCCACCTTTGTCAAATAAGCTGGCGCACTAGTTAAAGCTGGTTGGGGATCAACCAGCTCTCCAGACACATTATACATGTACCAATCACGTAAACGTGACCAGCGCTTGTACATCACTCCAAAGATAAAAGGTAATAACTTACCCAGTAAAATAGCAGACAGCAAAGCCATCACTATCATCGTGGATAAACTAAAACCAGTATATAACAAGACATGGCGCCCCAAAACTGGTACTTTCTCAAGCACCTGTTCCCAGAGCCATAGCACCTTGCTATTAAATTCCTCCTCATTTTCCCCGCCAGGCACACGAAAGTTCGCTGCAAAATCAAACCCATCCGCATTCGGAACGAGTCTCTCAATCGCAGCAGGGTTATTATTAAAATAAGCCTGCAGCTGTTTGAAAACGATCTCCGCAATTCGTGTGTCACGCTCATTATCTGCCGCCACAGGCTGGACATAACTTTGCGCAGGTGTCGAGTGTGACACATGCGCATTGACATATTCAATTGTGCTAGGCGGTGGTAAAGTTGCATTGACGCTTAAAAGAAAAGAACACAAACTTAAAACTCTCAATATTGAAAACATTCAGGGCAAAAGGTTGCTGGGTTAAATACGAC